GACAACTTCGGCGAGCAGATAGGTGAGCCCTTTGCCGTCACTGATGGGCATCTGGTTGATGAGCGGAGAGGCAGGAATCTGCGGCGGGCGCATGACGCCGACGACGGCGGAGCGTTCAAAGGCCATGTTGGGGGTGTAGTTGGCCCCGACCGTGATCGCCTTGGTGGCAGCGCTCATGGCGACGCGCAGACCGGGACGGCCCAGGGTGAGGACCGAGGCCGATGCAACCGAGGCCACCCCGCCGTTGACGACGTAGGCGTTGGTGGTATCACCGGCGAAGGTGACCACGTCGCCGTTGACGATGGTGCCGGTACCGGCGGCAGAGGTGCCGAGGGCTGTGGAGCCGATGGCGTACCCGGTAGCGTCAACCGTGGCGGCGCTGGCGTTGGTCCCTTTGGTATGGGTGGCGATGCCGGCGCTTTCGTTGATTTTGAAGCCGAACTGCCGGAGCAGTTTGCCCGTGCGGCGTTCTTCGTCGCTGCCGGCCTGGTAGGCTTGCTGAATGATCCCCAGCTTGCGCAGGTTGAGCCCGGCGGAGCTGTTGACGATCAGGTTGAGGTCGGCCAGGGGCGCTCCGTTGTCCAGCAAGAGCCGGTATAGGTCGGCGATGGTGTTGATGTCGGAGCCGAACGGGGTGGTGCCGGCGGTGCCGATAGCGCGAGAAGCGCCTTCTTTGATGGCAACGCAGAGGTCGGCTTCGGCCTGGTTGCGCAGGGTGCGCATCCCCTGGGCCAGGAGCTGCCGGACCCATTCGGTGTCGTTGCCGCCGTTGCGCAGGCTCAACTGCTGTTCGCCGGTGAGGTGCCAGTCAACCATCTTGTTGGCGGTGATCGCCACGGAGACGGCCGAGGCAATGGCGTCGTCGCCGGCGCTGGAGGTCATGGCCGGCGTATAGGTCTTGATGGCGCGCAGGGGGGCCACGGGGACTTTGACGGCGTCGCCAATGGCCACACCTTGGTCGCCGAAGTTTTGGGTGATGGCGTCAAGTGCGCCAACCGCTTCGGCGGAGACTTCCTGAGCGGCGGAATAGAGTACCGGGGTGAGAGCGGAAAGGGTGTTTGCCATGATGGGTTACTCCTGTAATTTACCGCCGCTGGCCATGAAGGCGGCGCGGTCTTTAGGGGAAAGGGCGGTGAACTGGTCGGTGGGCATCGTCTTGCCGGAGCCGCCGCCACTGCTGCCGGTTGCTCCTGATCCGGACGCGCCGGAGGGTTCAAAGGCTCTGCCGAAGGTCTGGACGTCGGCTTTCATCTCGGCTACCAGATCGTTAATGCCGAACAGGGAGCCGTCGGACTTGACGCGGTAGTTGCCGGCGGTGTCGAGGACCTTGGTAACATATTTCCCGTTGTCTTCTTCGACGCGGACGCGGCTCTTGACGTGGGGGAGGAGCAAGAGCGGTACGCCTTTGGCGTCGGCAATGCTCCTCGTGGCTTCGGCATCGATGAGGTGTTGCTCCAGGGTGCTCTTGAGGAGAGTCTCCCGCTGGTTACGGGCCTCGATCTCTTTCTGGTGCGCCGTGAGGAGCTGGGTCTTCAGCGTGTCGAACTCGCCAGACTTTTTGAGCCGCTCGGCTTCGAGGGCGGCCGCCTGCTGCTTCAAGGTCTGGTATTCGTCGGGGTCAACGCCTTCCAGCTTCTTCAGCTCTTTGAGCTTGCCGAGGAGTTCGGCGTTTTTGGTCTTGAGGCCGGAAACATCGGCCTCCAGGGTAGCGCCTAGCGCTGCCTTTTCTTCTTCGGTTTCCGGGACGACCTTGCCGTCAACGATCTTCATGATGGGCTCCTGGAGCAATGGATAGTGGATAGTTGATAGTTGATAGTGGATAGTTGATATGAGGCTCTATCACAAAAGCGGTGCATGTTCTGGCAGATCGTGCAACTATTTTCAGGGGGGAATAAAAAAAAGCCCCGAGGGGGTCGGGGCGAGGGTCGGGTTGGGGATCTTGGATGAAAACCTCCGAGGTTTTAAAAACCTCGGAGGTTTGGTCTTACCCGCCGGCCAACTCCCGCACACGAACCGGCCTGCCCTTCTGATCCACCATATCCGCCAGAGAGACGGGCGAACGGCCATTCGCCCCTACGACACCGTTCTTCCATAAATCATACCGGCCCGGCCCCAAAACTTCCCGCTGGAACGCTTCAGGTTTGCTTCTGAGCCACGTTTCGTAGTCCATGGCGGCTGAGACCTGCCCGTCCATGCTGGCTCGGGTTCCAGGGGGTATTTTTTGTAGAGACGCAAGATTTTGCGTCTCTACGCCTAATTCGGCCCAGGACTTCGTTATCGGGACCAACACCGATCGACAGCGCCAGTGCCAGGGGGGGCCGCCTGCCGGTAATGGCTTTAATCCCGGCAGGGGTGAGCCGTCGAGGGCGCGGGCGGCATGGTCGTAGCCGCGGCAGGTGGGGGAGGTCCTCCCGTCGAGGGTGGAGAGCTGCTGCACGCCTTTGATGATGTCGGCGTTCTGCCGGTAGGCTTCCATCCGGGCATCGGCCATGACTTGCTGCACGCTGGTGAGGGCGAGGCCCTGGGCTGCTTTGGTGGCTTTGCCGATGGCCTTTGAGGATGCCCCGGTGGGCGGCGGCAGGAGCCCGTCGGCGTAGCCGTGCTCTTTGCGGCCCCTGATCCGCCGGGTGAGGTCTGACAGGTTTTCGCCCTGGAGGATGCCCAGGCGCATTTCGCGCATGAAGTCCATCTTGAGCGCTTCGGTCTGGCGGCTCCACCAGGCGGAGCTGGGTGCGCCTTCCACCAGGGTGTTCTTGACCAGGTTGTTGAGGAGTTCGGGGGTCAGGGTGATGTCGGCAATGTTGACGCCGATGGCGGTGTTGACCGTGGCGGGGACCCATTCGGCGGCGTACCGGGCGCCGTCTTGCATTTCGGTGACAGTTTCGGTCTCTAGTTTCTGGTAGAGGTCATCGATGAGGGCGTCGGTCTGGCCTTTGAGCCCCTGGAGGCGCTTGAGTTTGCGCGGAACCGGGTCACCATCCCAGTCGCCAGCCTTGGCCAGGGTAGCGACGAGATCCCCGGAGAGGGTTTCCAGGAGTTCGAGGATATCCCGCTGGAGCCCGGCTTCGACACGCATGAGGTCAACTTGGTGTTTGACGGCGGCGTCGGCGATTTTGGTGTTGACGGTGGTCATGGGGTCGACTCCGTCATTACGCGGTATTCCATCGAATGGAGAGCCATGGTCAACATGCCGACCTTTTCGATGTGGCTCAGGCTGCCCCGGTGCCGATAGGAAAATTCCCCAGTCTCAGAGAGCCTGATCATGATGACTCCCGAACCCTTTGATGGACCGGGGCGAGGCTGGCCTTTAAATTGCGGGCGGATTACGTTGCTCATGGGATCCTTGGTAGGGGCGGTTCGCGAACCGCCCCTACGGTTTCTTCTTGGGGATCAGGGGCGCCATGGGCAGCATGGTTTCAGCCTCTGTGGCCAGCTCTGCCTGATTCTTTTCATGGTCGAAGTCCGGGGAGAGTTCGCCCCGGTATTGCAGCTCGGCCAGCATCCTCAAGTCGGACAGTTTGCCCGCCATGTTGAGGGCCGCCAGGGTGTTCAAGCCCGCGTCGGTGCCCCTTGGTGCGCCGAAGTCGGTGTTGACGACGACTTCGCCGCCGGCGTCTTCGCCGAGGCCGAGGATCCGGGCGAAGTGCCCGAACAGCTCTTCGATGCTGTCTTTGATCCCCAGGGCGACGGCCTTGAGGCTGGCGTTGGTCTCTTCGGAGTCGATGGCCGCTGCCGTGGCGGTGACTTGCCCGGCGCGTTCTACCCGGAGCATGGCGCCGACGGTTTCGATGGCGGCTTCGATGGATTTTAATTCAATCCGCCCGATTTCGGCCCCTTTGCCTGTAGGTTCTACATAGTAGAATTTACTTTCGGGGGATTTGCTGAAGAGCTTTTTGCAGGGACCGACTTCGATGACGGAATCGGTACTGACGCCGGAGGCTCCCAGCATGGCGAAGCTCTGCATGGAGCAGGTGAAGGTTTGTTCACTGGTCAACCGCCAGTGTCGCAGGTTCAGTTCGGCCACGTGCTGAAAGGGAGGGGTGCCGACCATATACCCGGTGCGGTTGGTGTAGACCGGGACGAGGGGAATGCGGGTGAAGGAGGTGACCCCGGAATCAACCAGGGCAAAGCGGTCATTATCAGGTTGTAGAGACGCAAGATTTTGCGTCTCTACCTCTCTCCAGAGTTCCCATGATACCCGGTCCCCCTCCAGGATGAAGACGCGGACCTGTTCGACCTCTTCATATTCCCACGTACCCGGCACTGGCCGGTTGAACTCCTCGGAAATCCGGAGGCGGGTGATGATGGTTTCGCCGCCCCGCTGTTCGGTGAGGATTTCGAGGATGTCTTCGGCTTTGATATGGATGGCGTAGGGCCGGAGTTTGAGGGCCTGTTCGTCAGCCAGGGTGGTGATGCCAGCTCCCAGGGGGAAGTCAGCCAGGATGTAAGAAACGCCATCGACAAAGGCAGCGGTGGTGACGTCCATCAGGAAGGGATCGAGGGCGCGGCCCTGCCGGTCGATGTTTTCGCAGGCAGCGGCGATGGCCTTGGGGACGTTGTCCCGCAGGGTGATCGGCTTGCTGAAGATCTTGCCGACGGCCTTGGAGACGGCCTGCTGGACAAAGTTACTCAGGATGGTCGCCTTGAGCCGCTGAGCGTAGGAGGCTTCGGACTCGGCCAGATGTTGCGGCAGGTGGCGGCGGCCGGCCTTGATCATGGTGGCGGTGCCGCCGTAGATGTCACGGCAGAGGGCGCGGCGCTCTTCCAGGCAGGCCATCTGCGGGGAGCGGGTTTCAACGGTTGGTTTCTGGTTCATGATTGGCCTCGTGGATCAGACGGATCGGGCTGATGATTACCACATGTCTTGTGAAATTACGGTGTCGCCTACCACGGTGATAACGGCCCGCAGGGTGAGCGCCCGGTCGGCGTCGATGACGTGGTC